TTTTCGGCGTTCTAGCATTTACTGGCGCGGCGGGCATCACAACATCGGCTTCAGCCAATGCAACGCCGAAGATTTTAGGCGAAGCATGGACTGTCCAGCCTGACGCAGCGGGAGTGTGGTTTATTCAATGATTGAATTTAAAGATTGGCTGCCCGACCAGCCCGCATATTTAAACAAAGGCGTCACAACTGCGCTCAACTGCTATCCATCTGCGGTTGGTTATAGAAGTGTCAATGCTTTTCAAGCGGTATCAGGCGCAGCGACAAACAAGATCGCGGGCGTATTTGCGGCAAAAGATAACGGCGGAAACGTCAAGCTTTTTGCAGGCGATGCGACAAAGCTTTATGTCTTTGGCGGGTCAGGCAACGCGCTTGTCGATGCAAGCAAATCTGGCGGCTATAACATCGGCGCATCTGGACGCTGGCGGGCTGCGCAGTTTGGCGACAAGCTTTTGGTCGCTGGCGGAACTGGCGAAGAAGTCCAAAAGTGGCAGCTTGGAACCGATACCAGCTTTTCGGACTTGTCAGCATCTTGCCCAAAAGCAGATTTTATCACTGTTGTCAGAGATCAGGTTTGGACTGCATCTATCGACACCGGCTCAGGCAAGCAGCCATTTCGCGTTCAATGGTCTGGCATTAACGATGAAACAAGCTGGACTGTCGGAACAGATCAGAGCGATTTTCAAGACATTCCAGATGCCGGAAATATCACCGGATTATGTGGCGGCCAGAATGCAGTCATTCTAATGGAGCGCGCTATCGCTGTCGCGTCATATGTTGGTTCACCGCTTATTTATCAGATCGACCGCGTTGAGACTGCGCGTGGCTGCGCCTATAGCGGCAGCGTTGCGCAGATTGGCAGTTTGGTTTTCTTCCTTGCAGAAGACGGCTTTTACGCTTTCGATGGCTCTAAAAGCCAGCCGATAGGCGCCGAAAAGGTCAACCGCTTCTTCCTCAATGACATGGATTTAGCGTATACGTCAAAAATGTCGGCAGCCGTTGACCCAACGCAACAGGTAGTGGCTTGGTCGTATGTGAGCAACGCATCGCCCGATGGCGAGCCTGATCGCATGATTGTTTTCAATTACACTCTAGGCCGCTGGTCTTTGGTTGAGGTTGGCGCTGATATTATTGCGCCATTCTTCACAAGCGGGCAGGATTTGGAAGCGCTTGATGCGCTTTATGCGAGCATTGATGCGGTTGGTTCGATATTGGATTCGCATTTATTCAAAGGCGGGTCTTTCGTGTTTGGCGGTGCATATCAAAAGAAGCTTCACGCTTTTTCTGGCGCGCCTATAGCCGCAACATTTGAAACCGCAGAGTTTCCTGTCGCAAAAGACAAGCATGCGCTGGTCACAAGAACAGTTCCACATTTCACCGGCGGCAGCGTTTCGATGCAAGTTGGTGCGCGTGACCGTCACGATGACCCTGTTGTTTTTGACGCAGGCAGTGCGCTGACGGATGAAGGCTTTTGCGAGCATCGTGTTCAAGGTCGTTTCCATCGCGCCAAGATGACCATTTCTGGCAATTGGGAAAACGCGCAGGGCTTAGATATAGAGGGTCGGGCGCTTGGCAGACGTTAATTTTAGGCGGCTGCCATACGAAGCAAACGATCCGCGTGAAGTCAGCCTTGTTGTAAATAATATTTTGGCCGGCAAACTAAATTCAACCGGCACCGTCACGCTTGCTGCAAACGCAGCATCAACTGTCGTTGCAGACGATCGCGCTGGTTATGAAAGCGTCATCCTGTTTATGCCAACAACCGCAGCGGCGGCCTCAGAGCAGGCTGGCGGTGCAATGTTTGTCTCATCGCGCGGCAAACAAACTTTTACGGTCACACATGCAAACACAACGTCAACAACAAGAACATTCGACTATATCATTATCGGCTGAGTGGGATCGCTGCGCCGGCTGGATACAAGCGGCACTAGACCATGCGCACGGAACGCACACGCTTGCTGATGTTTTTGACATGGTTGAACGCGGCGATGCGCAGTTTTGGCCGTTTCATAACGCGGCAATCGTCACTGAAATAGTCCAATATCCGCAATTCAGAACACTTCGGTTTTGGCTTGCTGGCGGCAATCTGAAAACATTAGTTGAGGCTGAACCAGCTTTGGTCAATTGGTCAAAAAGTTGGGAATGCAAATCTGTTGAAATAGTCGGGCGGCGTGGCTGGCACCGCGCTTTAAAAGGTTACAAACCGACTTCAACAATTATGGCAAAGGAAATATCAAAATGAGTAAAGGCGGCGGAACCCCATCAACTGTCAACACGCAAGTTGAGCCACCATCATATGCAAAGCCCTTTTTAGAGTTTGGCTTATCGCAGGCGAAAGACCAATATCAGTCATCGGCTCCGAACTATTATCCAAACAGCACAGTCGTTGGCTTTGCGCCCGAAACGACTATGGCGCTAGATATGGTTCGCGATAACGCGCTTGACCCTAATGGCATGACTGCGCAGACCGCAAACGTAGTGCGCCAAAACTTGATGGGAACGAACCCGCTTCTGAATGCGGCGTTTCAGCCGGCGATCAACCAAGTTCAGAGCCAGTTTGCAAAAGCTGGCAGATATGGCAGCGGCGCAAACCAGCAAGCCCTAGCGACCGCGCTGGCGCCTATCGCATACCAAGCGCAGCAAGACGCAGTTTCGCAGGCGCCGCAAGCGGCCAACATGGCAGCGCAACAACTTGCCGGCGTTGGCGCAGCGCGCGAAGGCCAATCGCAAGCAGAACTGCAAGCACAGATCGACAAGTTTAATTTTGAGCAAAACAAAGACGCCTCAAAACTTGCAGCCTATATGGGCTTGGTTGGCGGCGGCACGGTTGGCAGCAATACAATCCAGCCTGTCGCGCGTAACTCAGCCGCTTCGGCTTTGGGCGGCGCGCTTGGCGGCGCGCAGTTAGGCAAGAACGCCGGTTTTGATCCGATGATGGGCGCCTTTGGCGGCGGTCTTCTTGGCTTGCTTTAGGGGGTTATGATGAATAAATACGACTTTTTGTTTAGCACACCGCAAAACAGGTATTTGGATCAGGCTTTACCGCCGATATCTAGCGCGCCTGTCCTAGCGCGGCCAAACGTGCCAACGGCGCCAAACCGGCCGAAGCTTAGTAATGAAGTGATGGCTGCATTGACTGGCCGCAACCTTACAAGGCCAATGAGCCTGCCAATGCGCAGCCCTGTTCGCATGGCGCAATCTAACAGCCCAATTCCCGCACCGGCGCCCTATACTGGCGCGCTTCCCATTAGCAAGCCGTCGATGCCAGCAAGGCCAGCAATAACATCTGGCAACGCGCCTGACTTTGTAAAGATGCCGCTTCCGGCACAAGAGCAGGCACCAGCGCCATCAAGCGGCTTTTTTGGTGGTTTGTTAGGCGATGGCTTTGACGATCCGAAGTCGCAAGGCATCCTTGCCGCATCTGCCGCATTGCTAGAGGCTGGAGCGCCTGTCGTTGGCGGTGTTGCGCCTTCGCTTGGCAGCGCACTTGGCAAAGGCTTGCGCGCTGGAATGGGCGCATATGGCGCAGCTAAAAAAGGCATAGCTGATGCCGAAGATGCTGAGATTAACCGGCGCTATAAAATTGCGCAGGCTGATCTGATGGACAGAAAGATGACAACGCCAACGCGCGAGCAAATCCAAAATGGCGCGTTTACTGTTGTCACCGATCCAGTAACCGGCGAACAAACGATCAAGCCAAACGAAGAAATCATCAAATACCAAAAAGAGATGAAGGCGCTAGCAAAGACAGACAAAAAGCCTGTCAGAATGTCAAGCGTTGCATTTAAAGCTGAAGAAGAAGATTTCACAGCCTTAGACACAAACGCAAACATCAACGAAGATATCGACAAGTTTGCAGGCCTTTTAGAAAGCGGGGAAATGACGCTTTCTGCTTTCGATAAACCGGCAGATTTCTTAGCAACCACCTTCGGTTATGCCGATGAAGTGAACGCTAATCGTTCAGATTTCAGGACTTTTATTAAGAAGCTTGTGCTTGACAGCCTGCGTCTAAATAAAGGCACGCAAACTGAAGGCGATGCGCAACGCGCCACAGACGCAATTTTTGAAAACATAAATAATGAAAGCGTGGTTCTTCGGCGCCTAAACGAGTTAAAGCGAATAAATGAACGCGCGCTCGCAAACAGAAAACGGTCTATTAACCGCCGCCGCGCAAATGAAGGGGTCGATGCTTTTGACTTCAGTACCTATAACGATGTCAAATTTAAGGAAGTTGATTGATGGCTAAAATTGAAGTTGATGGTCTAGGCGTAATCACTGTTCCCGACACTTTTAAGAGCATGACGCAGGCCGAAAAACAACGCTACGTCAACCAGATTGCAAAAAGCGGCGCGCAACGTAAACGCAAACAAGCAAAGCCTAAAGATGAAGAAAAAAGCGATGGCGAAGATGGCTATGGCGCAAACTTGGCGCGGCTTGCCGGTCAAGGCTTATTGCTTGGTTTTGGCGATGAGATCGAAGCAGGCTTGCGCACAGGCTTTGGCTTTGCTGGCGATTATGATGAAACCCGCGATGATATTCGTGAAAACATATCAGATTTTCGCGATGCAAACCCTAAAACAGCCCTAGCGGCTGAAATCGGCGGCGGTTTGCTGATGGGCGGCGCTGGTGGTGCAAAGGCGGCTGGCACAGCCATTGGCAAGAAGGTCATTGAAAAAGTTGGCACAACTGGCTTTGGCGGGCTTGTTGGCGCTGCCGAAGGCGGCTTTGCTGGTGTTGGAGCTGGCAGAGACGCAAATGAAATGATCAGCGGTGGCATTATTGGAACAACGCTTGGCGGCGTATTAGGATCAGCCGCGCCGGCTGTTGTTAATTATGCCGGTAAAGGCCTCAACAGGGCTGCTTATTCGCTTGGTCTGAAGTCTAATGATGCAATCCAGCGCGGGGCAGACTTGAAGGCCGTGCAGGCGCTTGAAAACGCTGGCACGACCCCTTCAGCCGTACAGCAAAGCCTAGATGAAGCCGTTGTTCCCAACATGATGATTCCTGATGTTGCCGGCGAGGCAACGCGGCGCCTTGCGCGCGGTTCCGCAACTGTTTCCGGCGAAGGCGCTGATATAGCGCAAAAGGCGCTAGATGACCGCATGGCGGGGCTTGGCGATGACATTGCTGATGACATTGGTTTCGTTCTTGGCGGTAACACTTCCAAGAAAGAAGCGCTTGATGTTATTGCAGACAGGCAAGCAGCAAATGCTAACAATGATTATGATAGGGCTTTCAACATTGACGGCAGGCCTGCAACAGTTTCGGTGACGCCGGAAATAAAGCGCATCCTTTCACTGCCTGCTTTTGATGAGGCTGTCGAAAAAGCTGCAAATCTGGCAAAGTTTGACGGCATCGAACTTCCAAGCGCAAAGCGCCTAATTGATGGCGGGGCTATCGACAACCTGTCAGTTCAGGAATTGCATTATATCAAAATGGGTCTTGATGAGGTTATGGGGCTTGGCAAACGCGGCGCCTCAAAAACTAGCATCGGGCGGGGCATGGAGCGCGGACTTAAAAATGCGCGGGCAAGCTTCATTGATATAATCGACAACGCATCACCGAAAGTTTTGGACGATGCTGGCGAAACTGTTAGCGCATACAAAATAGCCCGCAACAAATTTGCCGGCGATGCTCGCTTGAAAGATGCGCTTGATGATGGCGAGGCTTTCATTAAGTCTGGCGCTGATGATCTTGCCTCAGATGTGAGCAAGCTATCAGCAAGTGAAAAAGAGGCTTTCAAAGTCGGTGTTGCGCAAGCTATCCGAAACAGCGTTGACAAAACGGCTGACATGGCAGATGCGGGAAAACGCATTTTTGGCAGCAAGGCCAAGCGCAAGCAATTGCGCGCAGTCTTTGATGATGACGCTTCGTTTGAGGCTTTTGAAAAACGCATGACACAGCGTCAGGATCAGGTTTTGACGCGGGCTAGAACTGCGCCAACTGCCGGCAGCCGAACTGCGCCATTGGGCGAAGATGTCGCAAACT